TCACCGCTCGATCTCCCGGCCGCGGATATAGCCGCGCGAGACAAAGCGTGCCGCCTCCCCAATCCGCCGCTCACGCTCGGTCAGATCCGCCAGGGCGTCACGGACGACAGCCTCCAGTGCCGCCAGGGCGTCGCGCTCCTCTTCCAGATAGGCTGCCGCGATCGCTTCCACGGCCTTGTCGGTGTCCAGGTGGCTCATGGCCGGCCATTGTATCCCGGCGGCTCAAAATGAGAACAAAAAAAGAACAAATAGACGCTCATTCGGTGCCATTCGACACGCTGCGTGGCACTCCCGCCCGCTTGCCTGTGGAAAAAGGACCGTGCAAAGCTGGGACGATGAACGGAGGAAGCGGTGTGCAATCTTTACTCCATGACCAAGGGCCAGCAGGCCATCCGCGAACTGGCCAAGGCCTTTGAGGACTACACGGGCAACCTGCAACGGATGCCGGGCGTCTTCCCCGACTATTCCGCGCCGATCGTTCGCCACGGGCCGAACGGGCGGGCGCTGGCCATGGCCCGATGGGGGATGCCAACCTCGCAGTTCGCTTTGATGCAGGCCGCCAAGCGGCGTGCCGAGAAGCTCGAGGCCAAGGGCCAGGCAGTCGACTTCAAGGAGATCTTGAAGATGGAGCCGGACAGCGGCACCACCAACGTCCGCAACACCGACAGCAAGCACTGGCAGCGCTGGCTTGGGCCGGACAACCGCTGCCTGGTGCCCTTCACCTCATTCAGCGAGTTCAACAAGGCGGCCGGCGGCGACATCTGGTTCGCCTTCGATGATAGCAGGCCGCTCGCCTTCTTCGCCGGGATCTGGACGGATCGCTGGCCAAGCGTGCGCAAGGTCAAGACCGGGATGGAGGTTGCAGATCTCTATGCGTTCCTGACCACGGACCCGAATGCGGAAGTGGGCGCGATCCATCCGAAGGCGATGCCGGTCATCCTCACCACCGAGGAGGAGCGCGATATCTGGATGCGCGCGCCGTGGAGCGAGGCCAAAGACCTACAGCGCCCGTTGCCGGATGGCTCGCTCCAGATCGTGGCCCGAGGCGTCAAGAACGACGGTGCTCTTCCATCTCTCTGACGGGAGGATGGTATGTTTTTGGATCGCAGGATGCCTCTGTTGGTCACAGGCTCTGAATTGCAGCAAGCATGTTCGCTAGCTCGATCGGGATAAGCCTTACCCGTCGCATTGCCGCTAAAAGTTTCGGAGGCGTTACGACCTGTTGCCCGAATGCACCCTGAGCTATGCTCAGCAGGCTGTGCCCCTGATGATTAACAACCCAATGAGGCACCTGGATTTTCTGCCCCCTTGTGTATTCAACCTCGACAAGCTGGTTCGCAGCTTCCCCGGGAAAACTAGTTCCCATCAAAGATGTTACAGTATTACTAATAGCCTGAAGCTGCGCGTTATTCATTGCTCTAAGAAGATGGTCATCACCAGGGGATATTGCTATATCTTCAACTTCTGGTGCCCTACCACCATCAAGAAGCAAGCTAAATATATTAACTGGATCGAGAAGATAATTCTCTATACTATATCTAGTCAAAATTTTGACGCGTAAAGATTCGGGGTTATTGACATCCTTGTCCGTAACGCCAAAAAATGTCGTCCGGAGCGGGGAGCCTTCAAATTTTTCAACCCAATTTCTCACTACGGTGCAGCCGCCCGAAACCTTATCACTTCCTTTCCCGGCCGAAGCAGAAATAAACACAAACGACGGAGTTGTTCGTAAGCACATAGGATCCTTACTTGGGCCGTAGTCAGTCAAAAGGTCGCGGATCAGGTTATAAAAATCGACATCACCATTATCTTCGACGAAGCAGAACTTGCTTGCACGACTAACTGTTATAAGCCCCGAAGTAAGAACTGGTATGATATCGTCGTGGCTTGAAACGCGAATCAATTGATTCGCGCCGCGTTCCATCTGGAAAACAGATCCTTCCGGCGCCAGAGCAACCGTAGACGGCGAGTGCGTAGTCATAATTACTCGCACTCCGTACTTTTTGATGAATACTTCTGTGATCACGTTAAGGAATTGTGACGTCATTGACGGATGCAAATGTGCGTCCGGCTCGTCAAGCAAAAGTATCTTGGGGAAAATATCTTCTTTTGTTGAGCTGAAAGTCCATAAAAGAAGTCGTAATATGACCTGCTCTCCGGATGAAAGATCAATGGCTCCAACAGAATTATTAGTTAATTGATCGACAAATTCCAGCTGGTATGTCTTGCCGATATACATTCCATGTGGCGGAGTAATTCTGTACGAAAAATCAGCAGCTTTGAGAGCCTCATTTACGAAGTCCCAAGGCGCACGTCCAATATCATTGCCATCAATGTCAAGTCCTGGAGTGTTTCGCTCTCTTGCTTCCACTGCCTTGTAATGATAAGCAAGAAAAACACTTGCCATCCCGTTCACTACGTCGACACCCGCAATGGTGTGTCGAAAATCATCGGGAAGCAAATCGAATAATTGTTCGTCGGAAGCGCTGCTAATGTCTATATTTTTTAACAGCTTACGAACCATGTAAGCCTTTGACGTATTGGTCGGATCGCTCCTGTATGAGGCGATATTCTTCGCAAACTGCAAAACATATCGGCTCATATTGGGCATTTCGCTGACAGATGAATAGCTGTTGCTTGGTGTCCACCCGTCGCTGCCAATAAATCCCACTTCGTCTGGGCTATATTCGGGGCCCGTCGTTGTAATTTCGAGAGGAATAACTTCATGCTGATTCAGGTCATTTGGTATCGTTTTTGTTAAATGATGACTAATTAGGTTAAGAAGCTGGGTTTTTCCTGAGCCATTTCGACCTGTTATGATACTAAGTGGAGGGATATTCTCCCAAGTAAATGCCGAGATTGATTTGTATTTTCCCCCAGGGGATCTGGGCTGCATGTATATACTGAATGGCGTAGAATCAGCTGGCATTCAATCCCCCATAGAAGGCGACCCAAATGTTATATTTGGATCAAATGCTCTGAGATTCGCAAGTCTTAGCTGCGCGAGGTCCTCCTTGGGGAAAATGAGATTACTTCCGTTAAATTTGTCAGCGTTCGGGTAACCCATCTCGCCAACGCCGCGCCCATCGCATCACGGCCTCGCAGACGGTCATGCCGACGAGGCCGAGCAGGAAGCCAACTGAGCCTTCGAGCTCCCCGATCGGATAGCCCCACAGGTCGAGCCAGCGGCGCACAATCTGCGCCGCCGGCGGGGTGCCGTAGCCGGCCGTCAGGCCGCCGACCACGGCCGCGCTGATGCGGGCAGCCAAGGTGTAGTGCGAATTGATCAGCGCGCGCACGATGCCACCAGCAAAGCCGGCGCAGAGATGGACGCTCTTGATGCCGAAGACATGCTCCCAGCCGCCGAGATCAGACATGCCGGCCTCCCGGTTGTCAGTCCGAAGTGGGACGCTTCCAGCTACAGGATGCGATGCCGCGCTCAATCTGGCCGTCGATCCATCGACGGTCTTTCGGACGCTGGCCCTGCACGGCAAAGCCGGGCGCCTCGAACACGGCGCATTCACCGGCTGCACTGGCCGGTAATCGTGGACCACAGCCCGCCAGCGTCATAGCAATCATCAACACCGCGTTGCGCCCGTTGCGCCGCGTCCTTGGCCGCCGCATTCTTCATCTCCACCTGGTCGAGAGCGCGGCGCCCGCCGTCGCGCAAAAGGCTCTCGCGGTAGAGAGCGAGGCAGCCGAGCAGGAGCAGCACGGCGCCGGCGGCGCTCGCCAGGCGCCAGTGTTTGAGGACGAGGGCGATCATGCCGCGCCTGCCCTGCGGTTGATCGTCAGCCGCCCGGTCATCAGCGCCCAGGCCACCGCGCCGGCCGCGGCGACAAGGAGCGCGAAGGCGCCGAGTGCAAAGCCGTTGTCGATATTGCCGAGGAAGGACAGGCCGAGCACGCCGGAGCCAAACAGGCCGCCGGCCGCCTGGATGAGGCCGCTGTCGACTGGCTTCACATCGTCCGGCAAGGCCGCCTCGGCGCGCACGTCTGCGGGCTGCGGCTGGTCGGCAGCGGCCGCCTTGAGCGCCGCGAGGAACGCCTCATAATAAGTCGCGACGAGCTTTGCCTTGTCCCGGCCGTTGACGATGGCGCGGGAGGCGACGGGATCGGTGACGACATTCGCGGCGAAATACCGATCGAGTGTTTGCGGGCCTTTCTTGTCGGCCGCGAACAGGCCGAGCTTCATGCCGACGACGGCGCTGCGGGCGCCGATCTTGATATCGAGCAGGAGATGCGGCGCGGCGACGAGATCGAGCCCGAGCGCCCGGCCGACCTTCTCATAGTTCTCGCGGTGCGTGATTTGAAGCGGGCCACGACCAAACCAGCCCTCACGCCAGTAAGGCTTTGCGACGCTGCCAAGCTTGCCCGCCTTCCAGGCGCGATCGAGATTAGCGATGGCCTCCCGGTCGCTCGACGCGAAAGTCTCGCGCACGGGCACCATGCGCCCCCCCGTCTCATGAAACACATTGGCCTGAATGCAGGCGATGTGCCGAAGGTCGGTCACAGCCTCTTCGGCGCAGCTATCGAGCAAGGCCGTCAGGCCCTCGACCTGCTGTTGACTGAGTCGCCCGCCCAAAGGAGCCTTGCGAACATAATTGAAAAATGTCGTGCGATTAAAAGACATAGCGTCACCTGCGAATGAGAACAGGAAGGCGGCAGGACGCAGCCGCCTTGGGGAGGTTCACGGCTGAGCGCGGCAGATGACGCAAACAGGGGGAGCCGCTAGGCCGGCGCGTTACACAATGTTGTCCTGATCGGCGAGCGCGATCACATACCCGCCGGCGAAAGCGGCGAGCACGATGTCTTCCTTGCTGCCGGCGATCGCCTCCCCAGAGGCAAGCCGCCGGTCGATCTCCTGGGCGGCGATCGCATCGATCGCGAGGCGCGCGCGTTCCTTGGCTGCATTGATGATCCAGGCGGCGGGATCGAGGGCAACGGCCGAAAGAGCCTTGGCCTCGGCCTCGGTGAGATTAACGGTGCACTGCATGGGTGACATCATCCTATGAGATGGCCGGTGAAGGAGCCATTGCGGCAAAAGACAGTGCCCGCAAGTGCGTCCATCGTGAATGAAACGTCGACGTAATCATTCTGATTGAGGTAGGTTATTATCGATTCAATCTTATGGATGAAGTACGTTCCCGACGAAGCAACGGTTATTATATTCGTTCCGTTCTTCCTGATGCCGATGGAAAGCGATCCAGCATTCACGGTTGCGGAGTTTCCGCTTATCCCAATAGATGCCGTGAACTGATATATTCCAGCGATCGGCGCCGTGAACCGTGAATTCGCCGGGTTATAGTGATTGCCAACATTCAGGTGGACGGTTGCAAAGGGGAAGCCGTTGATGGTGCCGTTGCCCACTCCCGTGTTCGCCTGGTTCAAAGCGGCGAAGGCGGGTTGCGCGGGAGCGAGTATGCGGCCTGACGCATCAATGCCGGCCGAGCCGGGAAAGGTGACAGGGCCGGTGAAGGTGCCGCCGGCCTTGGGCATGTAGCTTGCGGAAGCCTCCACTGCCATGCTGCCGAGCTCCAGCAGGGCGCGAGCGCTCCCCGGGTCTTCAGCCGCGACGAGCGCCTTGCCCGTTGTCGTTGCGCCGAGTTCGTCAAGCACCGCATCGGCATCGTCGGCCTGCAACACCGCCGCGCCGAGGGCCGAGGCGCCGAGATTGGCAAGGCCGCGCTCTTTTTCCTCGCTGCTGAAGGACTGTTCGGCATCGACGCGCAGCTTCTTGCCATCGAGATTGTCGATGGAGGTCTTGGTGTAGAAGTCGCTCGCCTGTTCGAGCGCCATCGTCTTCAGTCCGAGCAGGTCACGCGCGGCTTCATCGTTCCCAGCCTTGAACAGGTTGCGACCAATCGCGCTGCCGCCGAGGTTCAAAAGAGCGGTGTCGGCATCGGTGAGATCGGCGAGGTTCTGGAAGGGCTGCAAGCCTGATGAGGCGCCATAGGAATGGCCGCCTGGCGTCAGCCCGTCATGAATACGGAGCGACCAATCGTCGGTGACGATGGTAAGTTCACCCGGGAAGCCGACGAAGCTGGCATGTTCGGCCGCTGTTCCCCGGCGGCGCTGGACGGCAATGCTCATAGGAGGCTCCCATAATCGCGGCTGTCGGTGGCGACGTCGGTCACAAAGCCGTAGTCGGGCTGCGCCAGTGCCGCGGCATGGCTGGCGGCCGCGATCGCGAAGCTCTCCGCTTCATCGCGGTGGGTCTTGCTCGCCAGCTCGCTGGCATCGGCGGCGGCGGCCGCCGGCACAGCTAGGGCAGCGGAGGCTGCGGCAGCGGCGGCGTGCGTGGCCGATTGTTCTTCCGCGCCGATAGCAACCGCCTCGGAGACAGCGGCGCGGTCGGCATCGATCCGAACCGAGGCGGCATAGCCCTCGGTTTCGTCATGCAGGGCGGTGACCTCCGGGAGCACAACCTCCATGAAGGCAGCCAGCTCCGCGAGCGTCGGCTCGACGCTGTCGAGCCGCTCGGCAACGCGATCGGTGGCGCTGCGCATTTCCGCATCGCGCATGGCGGCGCGATCGTGCAGGGCCTGGTGCACCGACGCCGGGAATTGCTGGCCGTCGAGCAGCACCTCGGACACGATCGCCGGCGTGCGCCGCTCGAAGACGAGGATCCCGGTCGCAGGCGGCAGGGCGATCGGCGTCACCGTCACCAGCTTGCTGGTGCTCGCCAGCATCACCGTGAAGTTCACGCCGGCGGCGAGCTGGGTCACCGTGCCGTCAGGTGCACGAAAGCGCACGTGCACATCGGCCGGCTTGTCTGCGGGAAAGCCGAGGGCGAAGACGGTTTCGACGCCGCTCCAAGGCAATTCGCGATAGGCGATTTCCGTGCTGACCGTCATGTCAGGGCTCCCCGAGGATGGCGGGCGCGCGATCGGGCGTGCTCACGCCAGGCCGCCACCAGAACTTTTGGCCCCAGCTCTTGGCTGCTTCGCGCTCCATACGCGCGAAGCGATCCGCAGCGCGGTCATCGCTCATGCGTGCGAGCTGATCGACGACGGCGCGTTGAAAGGCGAGCCGCCCATACCAGAGGGAGGAACCGGGCATGAGGCGCGCCGCGGTATAGAGCGCATCGCCGAAGAAATGTGTCTCCTCGCCCTTGATCGAGCGGCCGATATTGGCGGATAGCCACGTCCCCAGCACGCTTTCGACCGCCGCGAATTGCGGGCCGGCGAGCGTCGTGACCCAGGAATTGCCATAGCGGGTTTTGTCCTGGGACAGCATATCGCCGAAGATGCCGAGGCCGCCCGATTGCAGGAGGCCAGCACCCCAGGCGCGCAGACCGTTGCTATCGGTCGGATCGAGCGAATAGGCGTCACGGCCCTGCGCGATCTGCTTGGCCTGCATGGCGAGGATGCCGAAGCCCCACATGGCCGTCAGGGTCGCGGCGGCATGGCCGAGGCGCGAACCGTCCCAACCGCGCGCAAAGGCGCGGGCGAAATGCAGCGTCACGAAGGTGATGGGAAAGGCCTTGTACATCCCAACCGCACGCGCGACCTCTCCCTTGACGGTGCCGGCCGGTGCGCCGCCATAGAGCATCGCCCGTGTGGCTGGGTCGCTCTCAATGACGGCATAATCCATTTCGGTATTGATGAGCTGGGCATAGCGCTCGCTCGCGGCCCGTGCTTCTGGCGTGCCGAGGCGGGCCACGTCGAGCGGCCGGATGAAGGTGGCGCCGGCGCGCGGCTCCCATTGTTCGGCAGCCCGGATTAGATCCCATTCGGCCGCGCCGATGCCATGGCGGGCCATCGCCTCGCGAAAGCGCGGCTCGATTTCGCCCAAGGGGCGCTCCGCCAGGCGTGCTGCATGGGCCATGAATTCCATGCCGAAGGCATTGCGCAGGGTCGCCGTCCAGCGACGCAGGCCCGACGCACGAATGACTGCGCCGGCCATCTTGGCGACGGCGCCAGAGCGGATCGTTTCCCCCATGAAGCGATCATTCTCGCGTGCCGTCTGCGCCAGGCTGTCGGCGATGAGGCCGGCATGGGCGGCGCGAATTTCCGCGCCGGGCTCCGCCATCATGGTCGTGGCATTGCGGATGACATTCATCACCGGCAGGCCGTTGAACCGGGCAATTTGGGCCATGAGCGGCACATCGGTCAGGGACGAGATGATGGCCGAGCCCATCTGTGTGCCGACGAGCCAGCCGCGCATGTCGCCCATATGCCGCGCCCATTCTATATTCACCGGTGCGCGCGCCTGTCCGGTGACTTCCTCCCAGAGATGGGTGGTGGCCTTCTTCTCTGCTTTCAGGCGTGAGGCCGCCTTGCGGATATCCTTCACCGCCGCCGCCGCGGCTTGCGGATCATCGGGCGTGGCCTTGCCGGCCAAGGCCGCAATCTCGCGATCGAAGAGGCTATCGATATAATGCTTGAGGCCGTTCGGGTTTGGCCCAAGCACGCGCAGTTGCGCGATATCATCCGCCATATCCGCGATGTGGCGGATCATGGTTTCATAGACACCATCGGCCACGCCATAGGCCTCGCGGTAGGCGGACCAGGAGGCCGCATCCTTGAAGGACAACACGCGCGCTTCTGCCCGAGAGTTCGCCAGCATTGGCCGGCCGGTCACGCCCATGGTCGGGGGACCAGAGGCACCGCGCGAGACTATAGCGCCATAGACCTGGTCAAGGAGCGCATCGAGCTTGGCATCAGACAGGGGCTTGCCGCTGGCGAAATCGAGCATATCGGCCCGGTCGAGCAGCGGCCTGATATAGGCGATCCAGCTTTCGCGCGTGGTCGCCGCCACCTTGTCGGCGTCGTGATGCTGGGGAAGCCGCCAATTCTTGCGCAAGGGAATGTTGCCGCCGGCGGCGTTGAACTGCTGGCGCAGATCCTCGGCCACACCGGCGAATGCCTCGGCCGCCCGGCGGGCTTCCGGCGACACGTCGGTTTCACCGAACAGGGCGCGCAGGGCTTCCGTTTCCCGTAGGGTCTCAGCTTTCAGCCCGAGGGCCTTGGGACGCAAGGTCTCGATCGCCTCGGCAAATCGCGCATGGGCGCGGCCGCGGATATCGCGGGCGAGATAATGCACATTGACCCCGGTGGCGATCTCATGGGGATCACGCGTCAACAGGGAGAGCACGGCAGCGCCGAGCGGCGAGACGTTTTCGCCGGCGAGCCGCAAGGGCGCCTTGTTGCCAAAACCGAAATCACCAGGTGTTGCCCGCAGGCCTTCGATCGCCGTGCGATAGCTCGCAACCGTGTTCAAGACGTTGAGCTGCGCTTCGATCGAGCGCAGCAACAAGTCTTCACGGCGGGCCACGTCCTTCTTGGCCGCGTCCGCCACGTCGATCGCGGCGGCGCGGGCGGCTTCGGCGGCCGTCATACGGGTTCTATATTCGGCCTCGGTCGCCTCGATCCAGGCGAGGATTTGCCGGCCTGCGTTCTCATCGACGCGGCCGACCTTGATCTTGGCGCGCAGGCAGAATTTGACGCTCATGGCGCCGGCCCTCGCAAGATGCAGTCGAGGACGTTATCGGCCGCGGCGTCTTCGATATTGAGATCGTCCAGGAGGTCGCGGGCGGAGGCGCGCCGCCCGTCGTCGAGCAGCACCTCGTAATCGCCGCCGACGGCTTCAAGCGCGCGCTCGGCATCCGCGCGCCGGGCGGCGCGCTCCAGAATGACCGGATCGTTGGGAAGGCGGGTCGGCCCTAGGCTGCTTGGGTCTTGTCCGCCTGGGTCTCTTTGGCTTTGGCCGCTTTCAGGGCGGCGAGTTTCGCCAAGGCCCGCGCTGTCCCCGCTCGCTCTAAGAGCTTTTGCTTGTGATCCGGGCGCGTCTCGGCCTCGGCCCTCTCTGTCAGGAGGTCCGCCATCTTCTGATGTTGTTCGGCGCTGAACCGCATGGTCGTTCTCCCAGCCGGGCAGATCATCTTTATATACAACCGCCGCCGTATCCGGACCAGTCGGAGCATCGAGCTCGCGCGTTAGATACGCGCGTTCAAGCGCATGATCCCAGTCCGGCTCATCGCCGCGGGCTAAAAGTTCGGCGGCATCATAGAGTGTGCCGCTGTCGATTTCGCCAAGTCCAAGCGCTTCAGCCTCCCGGCGAATGGTCTGTGCCGAGGCCTCGACCTCTTGCGACCAGGTGTCGAGCCTGGCCGCGTCGAGCTCCGCGACCGCATCCCGATCGCGCGCGGCGTAGGTCTTTTGGCCGGCGCGTTCCTTTTCGATGAGGTCGAACAGCTCTCTGGTAATGTCGCGGGCCATGCCGCCGTCGGCATCGGCCGGCAGATAGCCGGCCTCAATCAGGGCTTCCCGCCAATAGCCGTCGATAGAAAGCCCGCTCTTGCGTGCCAAAGGCCCGCCGCCGGGAATGAAGAGTTTTTGGAAATCGCCGCCACGCGCATCGCCGTCCAGCGCGAGGCCGCCATTCTTGGCAATGAACTGTGTCAGGGAAAGCGGGCGGCGTGGCCGGTTGGTCTGCCGCCGGGTCGGGTCGTTGCGGCGCGCGGCGATGCTCGCCACGCGGTCGGGCTCAGTCACAGGGACAATGCTTTCCGCACCGGCAGCCCGGTCGCCGCCGGCACTATCAATCGGCTCGCGAGATACCGGTGGGACATCACGCCCTTGACGTTCAAGCCCGTCGAGAATGCTTTGCCGATCGCCACGAAGCGCATGGAGAGAATCGAGTTCGAAGCGCAAGCTGGCATCGCCGGCGCCGAGCGGCGTGGCGGCTTCCGCCTCCAAGACGGTGATGCGCGTATCGAGATCCGCTAGCGCCGCGCGGTTCTGGGCGATGCGATCGAGCGGCGGAGCTGCCGGCGCGCCGGCTACGTCGGCAGTGGCGGGGGCCTCCTCGATCATGACCCGCGGCACTTCAAGCGCATCGGTGAGTACGCGGCCGCTCTCAAGGGCGGCGGCTGCGCTGTCGATATGATCGCCGTCGACGCGGCGCCCGGCATGATCGGGCGATACCGCGAGGCTCTGAAACAGTTCATCGCGAGCGGCGTGGGCCGCCGCGGCGTCAAGGTCATCGGGCGATAGGCCCGAGGCCTCAAGGGGCGCGGCGCGTCCGGTATCACGCAGGTGCCGATAGATCGCCGCGCCACCGCGCAGGAGGCCGGACAGGGCAGCGGCGCCGATGCCCGCTTCGAGGACGTTCACCAGCCCGTCCTCTATACCGGACGACAGCCCAAGCTCGCCCCGCATGGTTTGGATATAGGGCTCTTGCACCGCCTGGGTGGCAGCCCCAACCGCGAACTCGGTGCTGAGCATGCGCAGGATCGAGGCGCCGCGCGCCGCGCCGAGCGGAAGCGTTGCGAGATTGACCGGATCGACAGCCTGGCGCGCCACATTAGCGGCGAAGGCAACCGCATGACCGCTCAGACCATAAGCCCATTCCCGGCTGTCCGCGGCCTTGGCCTCACTCGCAGCTGCCGCCTGGGCGGCTTTGCGGCGTACATCGAGAAAGGGCTCGACTTGCCTGAACTTCTGATCCGGCAGGCCGCTGGCAATATCCTTCAGAACGTCGATCGTGCGATCGAAGCCGCCGACGAGATCCTTGCCACGTTTAGCAGCTGCCACTCCTAGCGGCTCGCCATCGAGGGCTGAGGTCAGGCGATCGACAAGTTGGCCATAGGCGTCGGTGAGCGGGCGCCCGACACCGAAGCTCGTGCCGAGGCCGGCGGCGTCCCACTCATTGCGCCAGATCTCGCCGAGCGTGGCGGGCTGGCGCGCGGCTGGAGCCGCCGCGAGTTCAGACGATTGTGCCGTGAAGGCCGCTTCCCAGGTCATGGTGACGTACCTTCCCCGCGTAAGGCGTCAAGGTCCTCGCCAAGCCGCGCACGGGCGCGACGTCGTGCAGCGTTGGGCGTATCGGCCTGATCCAGCCGCGAGCCATGAATGAGACCATCGAGATTGATCGTCAGCGTTTCCCCGACGCGGTTGCGGACGGGCGCCATACGGCCACCGCCGAGGGGAATGAAGACCTCATAGCGCCCGCCGCCGGGCTCGATCGTCCGCAACTGCGCATGACGGCCGATGAAGGCGGGATCGAAGGGCGAGCCATCGGCGGCGATTGCGCCGCCAAATCGATCGAGGGTTTCGGCATTCAGGCGCCGCATGCCGTCTTGCACGAGCCAGTCGGCCGTGCCGACCGGTACCGGGACATACGCACCATTGACCTTGACCAGATGGCCGGCGACGCGTTCGAGCGCCCGCGTCAGTCCCGCGCCATCCTCGGCATCGAAGGTGGCGCCGCCCGCCTTGTCCTTGGCATAAACGGCTATTGCCGCCTCGATCATGTCGCCAGCCACCGCCGGCGGATAGACATTGCCGGGCAGTGCCTCCGCGATGGCCTTGCGCACGTCCGACAGCTTTTCCTTGATGCCGGGCTGTTGCAGATAGCTGGCACCCTTCAGGATATCCGCGGCCAATCCGGGATCGCGGCGGCCGAGCCAGCCGGCGGTGGCGCTGAGGCTGTCATCGCCGGCGACCTGATTGACGAATGCGCGATAGGCAGGCTCCGGCATGGCCCGTGCCGCCGCATTCAGGGCATCGACCTTCCCTTGGGGGGACTGGCTAGCAAACCATGGGCGGAAGGCCGCTTGCTCCTGCGGCCTGAGCACCTGGAGCTCGCTGCCATAGCGCGAGGCGGCTTGTGCGGCGATGGCGGCGCGTGTCGCAAGCTGCTGTGAAAAGACGGGATCGCGGCCGTCCTGCGGCGGCGCGACAAGGGTTGCCGGCGCCCGGCCGGCGCGTTCCTCGAGCTGGACGGGATCGGCCTTGGCGAGCCGCGCGACTTCGGTGGCGACACTCTCGAAGACGGCAAGCCTGCGCTGTTCCGTGGCATCGGCGCCGCCGGTCGCGGCTTTGGCGCGGAGTTCCGCGACGCCAGCCTCAAGCAGGGCCGGCGGCATCTGATAGGCCTGGCGCACGAGCGGCGCGTTCTGCTCGATCGCCTCGAAACGGCGCAGCTCGTTGGCCGCATTGGCATCACCGGTTGCCGCCGCGGCGATCAGGGGTTGCTTGATGGCGAGCACCCCCATCGGGTCGGTGGCGTAGCCAGCCTGAAAAGACGCAATAACGGCATTGCGCTCATCACCCGTTGCGGTCACGAGATCATGCAAATCGCGTTTGCTGGCCGCATCCTGCGCGGCAAGGCCACTATCGACCAGGCTGGCGATGCGATAGCTGGCATTGGTCGAGACGCCGCCGCGTGTCATATCAGCGCCGAGGCGGGCGAAGGCGTCCGCGACATATTCCTTCGTCTTCTTGGTCCCATCCGTCAGGTTATCCGGCAACAGGCTGATAAGCTGGGCCGGCGTGTAGTTTTCGCCGTGCTGTGCGAGCGCCTTGTCATGCGCTTCCTTGACGGCGCCGCCGGCGCCGGCGTGGTACGCGGCGATCGCCGCGGCCAGATTGCCGAAGCTCTTCACGTTCTGCTGGAAATACGCGAGCCCCAGTTGACGATTGAGGGTGGGGTCGGCGAGCAGCTGCGCCTTGAGCTGGCCATCGGACAGGGCGACGAGATCCTTGCGGCCGATGCTGGGTGCCATCATGCGGGCCGTGCCGGGCATGACCTGGGCGATGCCATAGGCGCCGCGGTTACTGACCGCAGTGGCGTCGCCGCCGCTTTCCTGCGGAATGATGGCGCGATCGAAAATGGCCGCCGTCACGGTCGGCGAGAGATTGCGGCCATAGGTGGCGGCGGCCGCCGTGGGATCGCGCTTGACCAGATCATGGGCTTGGAGAGCCGTTTGCTCGTCAACCGAAGTCCCGGCCTGCGCCTTGAAGCTTTCCCGCTGGACCGGCGTCAGTGAGCGAAAATTGTTCAGATCGCTCAACATGGCCAGCGTCTCACGCGGGCGTTCGCGAATGCCGCGGATGATGTCCGTGTTGTCGACCTGACCGGCGAAAGCCTGTTTTTGCTGCTGCGCATCAGCGGCGCCGAGCATGCCCGCAGCAATGCCATCGCGGAGGATTTTGTCATGATCGGCGATGACACCAGCACGCTCGGTCGGGCTGCTCGCTGAAGCCGCATGGGTCAACAGCGTTGTCGTCTGGCTGGCAAGCGAGGCGCGCCAGGCGTCCTGTGTCTTCGCGACCGTGCGTTGCGTCGCATGGCGATTGAGCGAGATACGCGGGCGCATGGTGTCGAGGCGCAATTCCTGCGCGTCCATCTCCCCGAGGCCTTCATAAAGGCTGGCGTCGATCTGTTCTTGCCGCGCGCGCAGACGTTCGGGCGCGGCCTGCCAATCCGGGTCGGCGTCGAAATCGGCCTGGGCCGCCGCCGTGCTTTCGAGCCACTGCGCCTTGCGCTGACTGAGGGTTGTCTTGCGCTGCGCTTCCGCCACCATCAGGGCGAGGTTAGTCACGCCACCCGCGACCTGTTGGCCAAAACGGGCCTCGGCCTGGCCCTGTTGCGCCATGCCGCCGGCAACGGCGCGCGTTTCGAATTCGGCCGCCTGCGCTTCCGTCTGTGCGCCGGATAGAGCGGCCTGATAGCTGCGTTGGCCGCTCGACAGCTGTGGCCCCTGAATGCCGGTGCCGAGCGTCTGCCGCGAAATGATGAGGGGCGCGCCGGCCATATCAATAGATCCCCTTGAAGATGTCGATGGAGCCGGCGAAGGTGCTTGGCGTCTTGCCCGTGCTGAACCAACCGCGTTGCGCGCCGAGCGTCGCCCATTGAGAGGCTGAGCTCAGCAAGGTGCTCGCGGCGCCAAACATGCCGGCCTTGCGGTTGGCGTCCGCCGTCATCGCCGCGCCGCCCGTGAGACCACGGGACCGACTGTCGGCTGCCTTGAAGCTGCTATCGATGGTGCGGCTCGCCGCCTGCAAACCATCCTCGGCATGGTCGAGCGCCCCATAGGCTGACCATTGTGCGCCGGCGGCTTCCTGAAAGGCATTCGCGCGCGTGATCTGCGCATCGGTTTCGCCTTGTGCGGCCCCGAATGCCGCCAGCATCAAAGCCGAGCCGGATGCCGGATCGATATTACCGCCGGCAAAGAAAGCCCTCTGCGAGGCCGTGGCGCGATCGGTTTCATCGCGCACGCGGTTCTCATCCAGGCGTCCGCGCGCCAGCGCCAATTCGGCGTTCTTCTGCGCGATACTGGCCGCGAGGGTATAGGCGCGGGTGCCGCGCATGGCCTGGTCAATCGTGGCGCGGCCGATGTCGCGCGCCTCGCCATAGGCGGCACGTGTGCCTTCCATAGCCTGCCAGAGGCTCGCTTTTTCCTGGCTGCGAGAGGCGGAAAGCTGGCCCGCCGCGCCGATCCCGCTCGACAGAGCCGAGGCCCCGAGCGCCACGAGCATGGAGGCTTCGCACATTATCGCGCCTCCGTGAAATCAACCCACGGCGTAAGGCCCAGCAGCGTGAAGGGATAAACGCTGTCGCAAACAAGCTCGAATTCCAGTTGATCCGAGGGAGGACCGAACAGGGTCGTGAGCCTTCCGTCTGTCACCAGTGGCTGTGGCACACCGAGCGGATTGCCGCCGCCCTGGAGCAAGGGCTCCCAATGGTCGCCGTCATTGATGGCGATTTCGCCGCCGGCCGCATGAAGACGCTCGATCAACACATGGCTGGCGCGCTTGGTGCCGCCCTTCGTCGAGCCACTTTGGAGATTGGCCTCGGCCTTCAATGTGCGGACGCGACTACGCACGGACAGCCCGACGACGATGCGCGCCGCCGGGCGATCGAGGGTGAGCGTACCGTCGTCGCCAACGACGAGCTGCCGATGCTCGACGCCATCGGCGATGATGGAGACCATTTCCCCGGCGAGATGATCGAGACCGGCGAGCGCCGTCGTCGCGGCGCCCTGATAGCTCAAGCCGCTATCGACGAACCAGGCCGCGCGCGCGTCAGGCTGCACTTCATCGACCGGCTCAAAAAAGGGCTGCATGACTTCCACATAGCGCCGGGTTTCGCCCTTGATCGTCCGCCGCACGGTGAACCACAGCTCCGAGGTGCTGGCGTCGCCGGACGGGATGATAGCCATGTCCTCGATGGCGCCGTTGACCATCGGGTGGCGATGCCACCCCATGACCTGCTGATCCGGCCGGAACGTGATGGCGACGAGTTCGCCGTTCTCCTGGGGGATCCAGAGGATGCGGTGCGGATCACGCTGATAGAACACGCCGATGGCGCCGCCCTTCAGGATATGGCGGGCATAGAGCGTCAGCTCATCCACGCCGATCTTTTCGCCGACGCGATCGAACTGCGCAAAATGCAGCCGCCGGCGCGACCGGCCGATGAAGACAACGCCGCCATCGACGAGTTGCGGCGTATGCGAGGCCGAGCCTTCCGTGCCGTCCGGCACGGCGCGGACGTTCGACACGGTGATGGTGTCGAAGGCATCCGCCCCGCGCACCATCCATTCCGAGCTGCGCGTGCCGGCGACGATGACACCGGCATTCATCATCCATTGAATGTCGACGATCTTGCCATCGGGCGAGGTCAAGAGCGTCGTCACCGCGCTATCGTCGAGATCGGTGATCTCAAATGTATAGAAATCGCCGATCTTGGTCAGCCAGAGGCGATTACCGCGCGCCCAGACCAGCCTGTTGTCGTGCAGGATGACATGCGTCGGCCAGCCCTTCACATCGGACCAGGCCGGCTCATGCCAGCGAAAGGTCCAGTTCGGCGCAACCACATCGCCGGGCAAGGTCGAGATGACGGTGGCAGACACGTGCCGCGCATCGGTGAAGCCGGTGATGCGGACAAAGCCGCCGCCGCCGTGGACGAAGCGCCAGACGACATTGCCATTGCCCGACGACACGTCGCCCTCGTCGTGCTGCGGGGTGTTCGGGCCGGCATCCGAACCGGAGACGACGGAATAGACATTGCCCTTGTTGCGGCGGAGCGCCCCGAATGTCAGCCCTGTCTCATTGGTCTTAAACAGCGGGACATTGGCGACGTTGCTCTCATCCAACCGCCAGATCGAGCCGACATGACCGGCAGCGAACACATCGAAATCCGCTTCAAGCGTGATATCGCCCGAGGTGGCGGAGGCGCGAATGCGCTTGGCGCGGTCGACATTCTGGATTTCGAGCGGACCGCGCTCATTCTCATAGTCGCCGATCGTCCAGTTGGTATGCGCAAAGCGCTTGATGACCTTCGGCTTGCCACCCCAGGCGACGAAGATGACATCGGCGGATTGCGCCGTGCGCAGCTTGGTGAGATCCGCTTCCAAAAAGGGCACGGCCAGCTCGTAGGGCGTGCCGGGCGCCGTCTCGACGACACCGCCGGCGCGCATCACGCGCATATGCCCGTCATTGAAGACGAGCACATAATTGTCGTCGGCCGAGAACTCGAAGCCGATGAGACGCGAGCGCTCGCCTTCCTTGCGGAGCGGCGTGACGAAGCGGGTGCCCGGCCGGCGCGTCACGCCGCCTTCCACCATCACCACAAAATTCTCGCAGATCTTGAGGCCGGTCTGATAGCGCGCGAGATCGACGCGGGCATGCAAGGCCTTGTCGAGTTCGCCCGAGGCAAAGGTGCTGCGCTCGACATTGGCGAGGCTCATCGGCGCGCCCTCAGCCAGCTTGTGGTTCGCGGGATTTCGGTGCGGGCGCGTTCCTTCGCATCGGCGCGCTTGGCCTTGGCAATGAGGAGATCGGCGCGAACCGTCAAATCATTGGCAAGCGCCCGGTCCTTGGCGAGAAAGGGCGCGATCGCCGCGCCAAGGCGCAGCTGGAAGACGGACAGGAACAACGCATCCCACAACGCCGGGTTCTCGACGATGCGGGTGTAGTGAACGAGCGGCGCCGGGGCATTGGTGACGAGCACCATGGCAAAGACCGGCATTTCACCGGGATTGACCGCGGCGCCCTCAACTGCCCATTCGTCCTCTTTCAGGCCATCGACAGCCCGCACCGCGACGCAATCGGGCGGCAGGGCGAACCGGTTCTTGAGCGGGCCGAGCGCTGGCGCGGGCTCGCGTGCCGGCCGCATCCAGGCGCCGGCGAAATTCCAGGGGTATTCCCGCAAGACCGCATCGCGCACGTCGCCGAAGCGCGTGCGGCAGGCGATGGCGGCCGCAACCGCGGCGTTGATATCGACGATCGGGGGATGGCTGACATGCGCCAGCGCCCCCGATGCCGCTTCCGTCTCGGTCGCCGCCCTTTGCATGGGTCAGTTTTCCGTCGCGAAATAGAGCTCGAATTGCACCGCGCCGGCGGTGGTGGCGGCCGCCTTCATGGTGGCGAAGAGCGAGAGCTCGCGGACGGGATCCTTTGTCAGGCCGACGAGCTGCCACAACGGCTTGTGCAGATCGGCGACCGTCACCGCGGCGATCAGCGATTTGGTGCCGGCCGCGCTGACATCGAGGCCATCGGCGAGCGCGTCGGCATCTTCCGCCGTACCGATATCGAGATCGGTCAGCCCCGTGATGCCGGCATGCCGAACAGCGGAGAGCGGCAGAATGCGCGCCCAGCTCGGCACCTTCGCAATGAAGAATTTGGTGTTGGCGCTGTCGCCATTGAGCACGGCAAAGGTGGCGATGGCTGATACCACGCGCGCCTCGGCATTGATGCCCTTAGGGCGAACATTGGTGGCAGGGTCAGGATGCGCCTGACTATAGACAGTGCGAACGGCCATGGCGGCCCCCATAAAAGCGAAACGATCGGGATGGAGAGGCCGGGCGCCAGGCGCCCGACGAGCGACGCCTCAGGCCTCGGCGCAAAGAATGTCGATGACCTTCTCGTCTTCCGAGCGGGTCGCCGCGAGCCACTGCTCCATGTAGGGATGCGGCTGATACTGCATCGACGGGTTGCGTTCGATCACCGTCGAGATCGGCAGGGCATCACCCATATGCATGCCGCTCTTCAGCCAGAACGGGCAGCGGCGGTGGCCTTCTCCGGTCTTCGGCAGATCGGTATAGGTGACGAGCTGCACGCCCATGAAGGACAACACGCGCTTGTCCTCGAAAATGGCCTTGTTGCGGTAGTCCTTTGAGGACACCTGCAATTCGGCGTAGAGGTCTTCATTCTGCTTGCCGGTGATAGCGCAGAAGATTTCCTCGTGATCGACGTCAACCTCACTGTCGATGAATTTGGACAGGGCGCCGACGAATTTCTTGACCGTCAGGCCGGTGGCGCCGCCGGCCTTGTAGTTCACCGGGATCTGCTGATTGGCCGTGTCGAAGGGCACTTGCGTATAGAGCCCGGTATCGTCCTGCGCGACCAGGCGAATGCCGAAGAAGGTCTCGGACAGGATTTCATCCTCGCCGCGGCGCATGGCGGCGGCGCCCTCCTGCACATAGATGCTCTCATACTGGGTCGCCGTGAGCAGGGACGTGCTCGACGGGATGGTGCGGCCCCAGTCGAGGCGCTGCGGCTTGACCCAGATGCCGGCATGCGACGGCGGGATGTTCGGCGTCGGGGCATTGTTGGGCGCATTGCGGCGGGCTCGGCTACGGCCGACGAGCTCCACCGCCTGGGCTTCCTTGCCCTTCACGTCGGGGATGAGCGAGAAGGTCTCGCGGAAAACCGAGCGGATGCGCTGGAGCGCCAGCTTGACGTTATCGTTGTAGCGAACCTTGTGCACGGCCTCTATGGGACCGAATTCCTGGGGCATGGCAGCACCTGCGAAACGAAAGAACGGTTGGGTTCTGAGGTTCCGGCGAAGGTGCGGCTGGCAGGATCGCAATCCACCCAGCGGGCAACGCCTGTCGTTTAACGCCTGCGGTCGGCGGCCCGGTTATGGTGACGGGCATCCAGCGGGCATCCGCGCGAGCTCGGACGGTGCGGCAGTTGGGACGCGCAACCTGCGGACAGGGGCGCGACGCTCGCGAACGTTTGTCTATTGAAGCTAATCTGCCGAATCTGTCAAGTGTATGACAAAACGTAAAGGAGAGAAGATCCTTACTTCACACTTTCTTTTGGTCGGTTGTCTGAGATAATGATCTTGCGTCGTTGCATTGGGGGAACGTTATGGTCGAAGCAGGCAGTTTGGACGAAATTTTAGAATCTCTGGACGAGCTATCTACTCGCGGTGGAATACCACGCGGCCGAGCGTTCGCGGCCTGGTACGCGATCAATTTCTACAACCTCGATGAGGATGACGCGCTAGAGGCAGCGGCTGCTGATGGTGGCAATGATCAAGGGATTGATCTTGCGTTTGCGGACGCCACAACTGAGAAAATAATCGTAATTCAAGCTCATTGCCCAGAAAATACAACAAAGAAGTGCCCGAAAGCTAAGTGGGACGCCGTCTTAAGCTCGGTGCCTTTTGTGATCGATCCTTCAAATCTAGGCAAAAATGGACGCCCTGACCTTGAGGAAACAATTTCCTCATTGAAAGAAAGCAATCCAGATTTTCAGATTATGATTTGTCTAATAACATTGGGTAAGAACTCCGACGAGATAAGGGGGTCTGTTGTTGCTCACAGTAAGCGTCAGAAGGATATCGAGTTTTTATTTGTTCCTCAGGAAGATATAATATCGCGATACAAAGCGCTTGTATTGGCGGGACAAGGAGTTCCTGAGGATACATTGGAGTTTTGTGGGGGAATAATAGAAGATAAGGGTGAGTATGGAAGGGCGTGGATAGGGTCCGTAAGCGCGACCGAATTGCAGCGGCTGCATGGAAAACATGGGAGCGATTTGTTTGCTGGTAATGTGCGCCTCTTTTTAGGTGCACGGAAGGGTGGAATCAACGAGCAAATTATCAACACGGCTACAGATTCTCCCGGAATATTTTGGGCATTGAACAACGGAGTAACAATAGTAGCGGACACGGCGACTGCAAAGAAACCTTCCGGTAAAATTAATATTTTATCCCTCAAGAGATTTAGCATCGTCAACGGATGTCAAACGACAACAAGCCTCGTTCAAGCCCAGGCTGCCGCAGAAGCCAAGGTGCTAGTGAGGGTAATAGCTGCGAAAAACTCAATAAAGACAGATATTGTTAGATATAATAACTCTCAGAACGCTATTAAAATATGGACCGTAAGATCTGCGGATCATGTACAGCAAGTGCTTCGTGGTGAATTTAAGAAAATAAACGTGGACTATGCTCCAAAGCAGGAAGGGTCAAGACGGAAAAAAGGTGATAAAATTATCGAGCTTGATAAGGTTGCGCAGTATATCGCGTCGTCTGAGACTGAGTTTCTTATCCAGGCGATCGATAATAAGAGCGAATTATTTGATCGGCCCTATCAGAAAATTTTCCCTGCTGGGATCAGGGCATCGACTGTGTACCTAGCCTGGATCATCGGTGGAAAGGCTGATAGCGAGCGGCAGTCTTTGCTCAAGAAATTGAATAAAGATCATAACACGAACTTGCTAAGTGTGACGAGTTCATATTGGATAATATTCTGCACATATAAGCTAATCGCAAAATTCTCAAATTTGGAATCGGTGCATATAGATCTAAACACAATGAATACGACCGAATTCATCGCTGCAATTACAAAGTATGTGTCTAAGGCGACGGACCTTTTTTACGATGCCGCTCTTGATACATACGATAGAGATGAGTATGGATCATTCAAGGCGACGCTCCGATCCCAAAAATTTCTCCAAAAAATGGACGGAAAATTGAACGCGCGCGTGGCACGCCTTCCGCCTAAATCGCTCCCGGACTTGGTGAATGTGAGCAAAGGCGCAAAGGCAAATGCAAAAGCCGCGGCAAAAATGGCTAGTCGAGAGCTTCCGAAATGCGACGTCCGGTCCGCTTAAGTGAGCGATCACGATGGGCATAGTGAGCACACCGACCGCAGGTTGGCGGTCGGAATGTCCACGGCGATCATCAATATAGTCTTTAGCATACCCTTCTCATTGTTCCCAAACCTTGCCCTCGGAATCCGGCTAGCTGCTTCTCCGCGCCGCTGAGGTACTTCTCATTTTTTGTCGTTCCCTGTGTTCCAATCAGCCGGCCATCTTCGCCTTCCGCATCAACAGCGCCTCGCGCTGGGCGCGGACTTCGGCATAACGCGGGTGCCGCGGATCGCCGAAAGCCTTCATGAAGTCGCTATCGGCAGCCTGCCGGTCGAGCTCGGCTTGCACCTGACTGGCCGACATCGCCGCGCTGCCGCCGCCGGCGGTGCTGACGAGGCGGTCCTCGCCAAGCATTTCCCCGAGCTTGTGGAAAAGCTGCATCATACGCGGCGCACCGATCATCGCTTCGAGCTCGGCGCCGTCGTCGAGGCCAATCCCGAGATGCCGCGCCGCACGCTGGGCAAGATCGGTGTTGCGCGCGTAGTCAGCGCCCCAATCCTTCTTGAGCGCGGCCGCGAGATCCGCATTGGCCTTCGCGCCATTGGCATCCACAGCGTCGATCGCGTGCGCAGCATAGCCCACGACGGCATCGAGCATGGCCTGCGCCGCCGGCAATGGCACACGGGCCGTGTGAGCCGCATCGACCAAAGCTTTTTCAAAACCGGCATCATAGAGGAAGCTGTCGGGAACGCGCGGCTTCTTGAGGCTGTAGTCGTTGCGATCCGCCTTCCAGCCGAGTTCCGCCCAGCCTTCCCACTCTGCCATGCGCGTCGGATCCGGCTTTGCCAGGATATTCCGTTCCCGCACCATCCTATCGGCCTGCATATGGGCATTGACGGCAGCGGCTAGGTCCGTGAACCCCTTGCCGGCCAGGAATGTCCGTTGCTCATCCGAGAAGCCCGGCGCGGTATCGTACCAGGCGCCTGGCGGCGTGGCGCCATCGCCACCCGCTGGCGAGCCGCCGGCGGCCGGTTGCACCCCCGCAGCGCCGGCGCCCCCCTCCGCCGCCAGCACCATGCGCGGGCCGATCGGATTGGCGAACAGGAAGGCGGCGGACGCTGCGGGCGCGAGGGACTGCTTGAGATCGGTCATCGGGAATTCTCCTGTTTCAGGGGCTCGAAACACAGACGCTGCAAGGTTGCGGGATCGGTGCCGGCGATCCGCATGGTTTCCAAGGCAAGCTGGCGTCGCCCCTCCGCGATGCCGGCGGCATAGAGATCTTTCGCCGGCGGTAGCGGCGCGAAGACGGAACCCCGAAGGGCCAAATCCGCCATGAAGTGGCGCAACTCCGCCACCTTGGCGTAATCGGAGAGCACGGCGGCGCGGTGGCCGTCGTTGCGCCAGGCGGTGCGAAACCAGCCGATCAGGTTCATGGCTGCACCCGATCAGCCGCCAGCGTCTGGGCCTGAGCCGCATGCGCCGCCTCGGACTGGATGGCAACCGACTGCTCTTGCTGGTCAAGCTCGGTTTGCTGGGCGGCAAGCGCTGCCCGCTGTTTGCGGATCTTCTCGACCTCGCGGGGATCGCGCCGCACCGCCGGCGGCGGGCCGAAGGCGTCGTGCAGCACGCTCACGACGGCGTCACCGTCGATATTGTCGAGCACGCCGCTATCGCCGGTGGTCTGCGCCACCTGTCCCACAGCGCCGATCCAGCTCAGCACCGCCCGGCCCGTCGCCGCCTGCTGCATCTTGGCGAGCGGCGAGACATATTCGACCTCGATGGCATGGCCTTCGAGCTCCGGCGGCGGCGGCGGCAACTGTCCGGCGCGCTCCAGCATGCGATAACGCCGCGACAGGAAGGGCGACAAGCCTTGCCCCTGGATGCGGGCGAGGTTCGGCCCCATGAGCCGCAGCTTTTCCTCCTGGAAGCCGAGGAATTCGGTTGCAGTCATCTGCGGGCGGTTCATGAGCTGCATCAGCCCGAAGAAGAACGCCTCGCGGATCGCATCCCGCCGCTGCTGGGATTGCTCGCGCGACAGGCCAAGGTTCTGCGCGCGGTTGAGCGGGCGGGCCAATTCGCGCCCATCCTCGCTGACGGCGCCGTAGAGCACCGCATTCGGCACCACATCGGCGGCCGTGATGGTGCTTTCATCCGGCAAGAGCAGGGCCGGCTCAGCGGCATGCTGCGCCGCGACGATATGCGAGCGCTCCATTTCCTGGAGCATCGCGACGTCCGGCCGGGCCATATGGCCGGGACCGACCGGATAGACGCGACCCGGCCGGCGGTTCCACATCACGGCGTGATAAGGGAGTTGATAGTAACCACCCAGCCGCATGAAATTGCGCAAATCGGGGCTCACATATGCCGACACCCACGGCATGCCGCGTGGTCCGAGCCGGCCTGCCTCGAATTCGGGATTGAGCGAAACGGCATGGATGAAAGTGTATTCGCTCTTGTCCTGGCAGCCCGAAGCGGGTTCGGCCAGGTCGGGAAACTCCCGCTTCGCCTTCACGCCCTTGAGCTTGAACTCGCGGTGCACGGTGTCGATATCGCCATCCATGTCGATATCGATGTAGGTCTCGCCGAGCGGCATGACGCGATCGAGGATACGACCCTTGCCGGGCACTTCCTCCTGATAGAGCGTGCCCATGCCGAAGGCGCCGAGGTCGGCGAACCAGGCGGGCGCCTCGCTGTAGAAGTTCGAAACGCTCGGCGAGATCGAGGCATAGATGACATTGGCGACGCTGTAGAGCCAGTGTTTCACCGGCAGCCATTTCGCCAGGTCCTTGTCTTGCAGGCTCAGCTCGAACCAACGGTTGGCGGGATTGGTGAGCTGCCCGAAGATGCCGCCGGAGAAGCTTTCCAGCGCATAAAGCTGGGTGCTGTCATAGATATCGTCATAGGCGCTGGTCTTGCTGTTGCCCGAGAACATATCCTCCTGTTCGGGCCGCATGAGCTTGGCGATATCGCGCCACTGCGTTTCGGCCGGCTGACGCGCCGCCTTGAGCTCGCCGTGCCGATCGAGGATGTGATTGATGCCGAACATTGCGGCCTCCTGACTGAAGGTGAGATCAGGCGCCGAGCAGGGTTCGCGTGCCGACCGGCGCCGCGCCGAGATCGCCGCCGCCGCGCGACAGGATGGTTGAGGCAAGCCCCTTGGCGGACAGGGCCTTGCGGATCTTCTTTTCGGCCGCCTGGCGCGCGTCCTCGCTGTCGCCTGGCCCTTCGGCTGCCTTGAGGGCGGCTTCCTCAGCCTGTTGCTGGGCCTGCTGGGCCACGGCTGTTTGATCGGCAAGCTGGTCGGCGATGCGGTTTTGCGCGGCGGTGAGCTCTTGCGTCATCGCCTTGCGGTCGGCCTCCGCCGCCTGGGCTTCCAACTGCTGTTGAAACAGAAGGGCGCTTTGCTTGCGCTTCGAGCCGCCGCCAAAGATCTTGCTCAAAAAGGACATGTCAGACCTCCGGGAATGTCCATGATGGATTGATCCACGCACACTGCACGTAAGCCTCGCCGTGCCGCCCCAAGGCCGGCGCGCGACCTTCCTCGGCAAAGCCGAGCCGCCGCAGCCAGCGCCGCGCGACAGTGTTGCCGTCCCACACGCGGCATTCGGCGCGGGCCACATGCGGGGCGAGAACGGCCGGCATGAAGACGCGGCGGACCCATCGATGCGCGGGCCGCGCGATCGCATTCCATCGGGCCGTGGCGATCATCGACGCGGCAGCGGTCGTCGGCGTCATAAGATGGGCGCCGACCAGGGCGACCGGCTCCCGGCCGGCATCGGCGAGCGCGAACAGGCCGAGCTTGCGCGGGCCGAGCATGAGGATGTCATCGACCAGCGCGTCAGGATCGTCGTTGAAGCGCACAGCCATGACTTCATGGCGATCGATCGGCCTGAGATTGCGACAGATGTGCTCGATATCGGCGACGGTGGCAGGGCGAATGAACATCAGGCTTGTCTCCGCAACGCGTTGTAGCGCCCTTGCGTCTTGCGCGAGGCCTCGCGCTTGCGGCGCTTCTCCGCTTCATGCTCGGACGTGCGGTGGCGCGCGGCCGACGAGCCGGACAGCGAGGCGCCATATTCCATTGCCTCGACCACATGGCTGTCGGGCGTCTTGACGATGCCGCCGCGCGCGTCGGTGCCTTTGATGCGGTGATAGTGGAACGTGCCGTTGAGGCCGCGCCGGATGGCGGAACAGCTGGGATCGAGCAGAAAGCCGGGCCTATCACCGACAAGCGCCCGCTCCATGGCTTCGCGCGCGCCGCGGTGGCGCCCCTCGGTATCTTCGTTGCGTACAGGGGGCTTGTGCACCTTGAGGCCGATCGCCTTGCCGAGACGCCCTGCCCAGGAGCCGCCCGTCGTGTCGTCGCCGGCGAAGGTGGCAGGGTCTGCGACCACGTAGAACTCGCAGCCGGCGAAGCGGCGCGAGGCCATCACCACGTTTACAGCGCGAGCGAGATCCAGCTCGTCGCCACGATCGAGCGCGATTTCTGCCGGAACCCGCAATTGCCCGTCCGGCATCTCCTGCAGGAAGGCGGCCGCAGGCGTATTACCGCCGTCACAGCCAACAATGACCGGGATATCAGGGAAGACGGTCAGGGGCTCCAGCGCCACCATGCGGCTGTCGACAAACTTCGGATAAACGACGTCGGTGTCCCGGTTGAAGCCGGGCTCGTTGTCGATCTTGACGCGGATCCACCAGGGCCGATGCGCATTCGCTTCCGCCTGCTGATGGTAATATTGGCGGCCGACCGCGGCGAGGTTTTCCGCCTCGGCATGACGGCCGCCGGGCTGGCGGAAGAGATGATAGCCGGCGGGCTTTTTCGGCGACCACCAGTCACGATAGACCCACACCAGCGGGCTTGGCGCGTTGCAGTCGCCGAAGATGCGGCCGTAGCGGATGCCCGGCCGATCAGGGAGCCCGAGTTCGCCACGGGTCGGATCGCGGCCGACCGAGCGCGCGAGGTTGATGAACAGCGCTTCCGGCAGCTTGTCCATCTCGTTGAGGTAGGCGTCGGTATATTCCGTGCCGCCGAGGTCGTCGGGGTCGGCGTCCGCGCCGAAGGCCATGAAGCGGGCAATGAGCTGGATTTTGCCGAAAGCGTCCTCGAACTCGACGACATGTTCGGCCGCCCGCGGAAACGAACCGGTGAAGGTGCCAATGCCCTTGTCGGGGTCCAGCACCTTCCGCCAACTCTTGATGGTCGTTCCCCAAAGCTGCTGATAGGTTTCGCGCCAAACTGCCAGCACGTAGCGCCGCACGCCGCTCGAGATCATCGGCGGGGTCTGGATGGCCGAGCGCAGGGCGCGCTTGACGCAAGCTGTCGTCTTGCCCGATCCCACCGGCCCGTTGAGCAGATCCCGCGTGCCGTTCGACATGATGAAGGCATCGGACACCGCCCCGGCCGAGAGCAGGAGGCGGGCGCCATCAGGATAGCGCTTGAGGGCATCGTCGAGGGAGCCGAAGGTCACCGTCATGCGTGCCCCCCGCGCCCGATATGCCCGAGCCCAAATCCCCGGCGCCCATGTCCCTCGGCCCCGGTTCCACACGGGCGAGTTTTTCGGCCGCCGTCTTCCCGGACAGGCCAGCCGCTGGAAAATATCGGCGAGGCTGTCTCTGAGAAATCGACCCGCGCCGCCTGGGGGGTACCCTCCCGGCGAGACCGGGGGGGTGGGATCCGCGCGTCGGTCGCGGCGCCCGCCATCCGCGCGGCGGCGGCGCTGGTGACGAAGGTGCGTTCAGTGACCGTGACTAGACGCAATGGGCGCTGAAGGTGTTGAACCATCACGGGTTTTCCTCAGGTGGCGACTGATCGAGCGGCGACTGCGCCGCATCGCCGTCGCTAAGCTCTTGATATTCCACATCCTCGAAGGCGCGCGCCCATGGCGGCGCGGAGCCGGTCGCGGCGCCGTTCACGGCCTGTCCGCCGACCATGAGCGCGACCATCGGCACAGCCGCGCCTTGCGCGTCGGTCGGTGCCAGATGCGGCATGAAATAGCGGCCCAGGCGATCGGCAAGCGAGGCTTGCCGATCGAAGGCTTCGAGCCGCGAGCACTGGAGCCGCGCTGCCAGTTCCTCGACCGATAGCAGGAGCCAATCCATCATCCAGCGCTGGGGCAGGACGCCGCCGCGCATGAGCCATTCCCGGAGCTCGCGCGTTGAGCGATTGGCCGCGCCAGGCGGCCGCCCGCGCCCGCGTCGGGCCGCATGGTCTTCCGCCGCCTGCTCGACATCCATGCGGCGCCCGGCTGGCGCCTCGAAGAGCCCGAGCTGTTCATCGGGCGCCCGATCGGCCGCGACCGCGCCGGCGGCCTCGCTCACGGCCGCCGCGATCACGCCACGCTCGCCGCGCGCGCCGTCGTCGGCCGCGCCGCTCACGCCACACCCCCTAAAACATTGAATATACGGGAATATTTAATTCGATCGGCGCGAGGCGACGCACCCGAACAGGTCGCCAGCGCCCCTGATTGATTGAGACGGTGCCGCCACAATGCGCGGAATGGATCGAACCGAAGCCCTAATTTCGAGCGCTGCAACACTTTCCGAGCCGGACCGGCAAAGTGTTGCAAGGGTGTTGCAAGGCTAATCCATTGATATTCAATAGATATATGTATTCTGCAACACTGCAACACCTGCAACACCCCGTGCGCTCGCGCGCGTGGGCGCGCGCATGCACGTGTACATGTGAAGGCCGATTGGAGGTGTTGCAGGTGTTGCAGTGTTGCAGATCGGAAATACATCAACCATTGCAATGCCTTCCGCTTGCAACAACCCTGCAACAGTTTCGGCGTCCCGCCCCCGAAGTGTTGCGAATTCCTGTTCGCGCAGCAAACAGGTACAGGAATCGCGAGCGTGAGGTGATTTGCGCCCATTGTCGATTACCTTGTTTCGCCTTCATCCTGTCGCAGGAAGATCCTGACAGGGATGCTGACACCGCGCCCGCCGAGGCGCCGGGAGTTGACGCGCTGGGCGCCGGAAAGCCGTCGCATGGCCTGGCTCCAGCCTGACGTGGCCGCGCCCGGCGACGTGGCCCAAACTGAGCGGTCGAAGAGTTGGGCCAAGCCCGCATGCTGGTTCGGCAGCGTGACGGTCGCCGCATCCTTGAGGCCCTGGACGAACACCCCATGCGCCTCAAGGGCGCGGGCGCAGGCCACAGGGAGCTGCCCATCGACCTGCACAATGTCCGCCGCGCCGGCAACAAGTGTGCCGATCGTCATGCGCGTGCCGCCACGAAAGACGTCGAGCGGGATGGAGATCAACCAGTTGAGCATGGCCTCGGCGTTGCTGGGCTCTTCCTGCTGGTCGAGCATCTTGGCCTTGCCGCAGGCGGCCGCCAGCAAGGCGACCGTGTCGCTGTCGGCAGCCGCGTCGAAGAGCAGGACATCGGCCATGGCGAGTAGCGCGCCGAACTGGTCGCAGCCCCTGGCATCATGCCCGGTGAGCGCGAGGGCTTGGCGATAGACGTCGAGCGTCTCTTGCCATCGTCCCCAGCCATCCATGACACGCCTGCGCAGTTGCCGGCCGAGATGCAGGAGCTCGGCGCCGTCGATCCGTGGCGGCGTGATGCTTTTCAGCCGGCCGAGGCTCAGGATGGTGATACGCGTAAGATCGGCCGTGTTGAGCGGCGGCACGATGATCGAGGACAGGAGGAAGGTCGATCGTGCCTCGAAGCCTTTGAACTTGGCGTCGTTAGATCCGCGCAGGATCTTGCCGCCTGATGCCGATTGGCGCACCAGATCGACCATGTTTTTCATCTTGAGGCTGTTCGGATCTGCTTCCGCCTCATCGATCGCCGCCGCGCGCGAGGAATAGCCAACCGCCTGATAGATCCCGGCGGAGGTGGCATCCGACGAGGCGACCAGAGCCGGCCCCATCAGGTACTGGATGACCTTCTGCAGCGTGGACTTGCCCGAGCCGGCATCGCCCGTGATCCACATCATCGGGCGCCAGTCGAGCGCCCCGCCGACCATGGCGCAACCCGCCCATCCCAGCAGGAGAACGGAGGGGACTGCCCAGGCCGCGCCGTTGATCTCGACCGTGGACACGTCGGCATCGGCGAAGGCGTCTTGTTCCCAAGGCCATGCGTTGAACAGGTTGAGCAGCGTTGACGCGCTGGCCGGGGGCGCGGGCTCATCCGCCGGCCGCGGCAGCCGATCCTGGCCGGGATAGACATGCTCGCCGAGATAGCCAGGCTCACGCCATTCGCCACCGAAATACACCACATCGCCGGCATGCAGGACGAGCCCGCCGTCATCACCACGCCAGGCACCGACGCCGCGTAGGCGCTTGGCCGGGTCGAAAATGCCGATCTTGCCGCAGGCATCCATGAGGCTGTCGGCAGTGCGGTCGGCCTTCCAGCCCGTCTGCGTCTGGTTTTTTTCGTTGAACTTCGGCATGAACGCCCAAAGCCAGTCGTTGCGACCGGCGAAGAGGCCGCGCAGTTCATCCGCGCCGTGCTTGCGCAGCGCCACATATTCGCGCGATGGGTCCAGGTAGTGGAAATGCCCCCCGCTTTTGCCGAGCGGGATCACCGGACAGTCAGGCGGCAGTGCCTTGATGGGATGCTTGATGCGCGTCCATTTACGCTTTTCCTCGTCGCCGTCTTCATCATCGGGATCGACGACGGGCGGTTCGCCATCGTCACCATCTCCACCATCTTCGGGTTCGGCTGGCGCCCGAAACAAGGCCTCGACTTCGTCGCGGCTCCAGCCATAGGTGGACCCGACTGACACCGCCATCTTGAAGCCACCGCGCTTGAAAGCGCGCCTGATCGATTGCCTGTCTTCCTCGCGTTGCGCCTCTTCAGCGCGCGCCGCGCGGGCGGCGGCATCCGCAGCGTCGAACGCCTCGGCAATCGGGGCGAGAAACGGCGCGATGGGTTGAGGCGGATCGCTCACCGTGGCCCCTTTTCTGCGCCGGCAAAAAAAGTCGCAAGGCGTGCGAAACAGGACTGGCCAAGTCCTGGCGTTGTGTTAACGTTTGCGGATTGCTTAATAATTTGATTGCCCGTGGGGGGAGCAATGCAGTGCAATGGTGGGAACGCTATTGTGGCGACCGCATTTGAAGTTGATGCCAGCTGCCAAGACAAACTTTCTTTATTTGTGGCTTCACAAAGGGGATATTGCCCCTTCGCTAAATCTAGCTGCCTTGGAATAGAGCTTTCGCTTACAATCGAGCAGGCTCGGAAACTCTCGACAGATTTGCGAGAGGCCGCAGAACACGCAAGCATGGCGCGCGTGCTCGCCGCCTGCGCGCCGATCGATATTGACGATGCGACATCAGACATGGGCAAATTGCCTCTCTTTGCCTGATTGCGCCGCGAGAACCTGAAGCCAGTCGTTGAAATCTTTATGGGGCTCTGGCGCACGCACGACGCGTGTCGGAAAATTGCGCGTTTCAAGTAAAGCGAGCGAGGCATTCAGCTGCCGGAGCGCGTCAGGCTCGCTATCGTTGTCGGCGATAACATAGACCCCGCCGATATGGTCCGGCAGCGTTATATTGCCGAGATTGGCCAAACTGACTGAGGTGAGCACGCGCAGCTCGGGCCGCGCCAACGCAACTGACAGGCCATTTTCGACACCCTCGGCACAGGCGACCCATTCGCCCTGGGGCGCTTGCGCAATCGGTTTGCCGGAGCGACCGCGCGAGAGCGGGACGAAGCCGCCGGCATATTCGCAATAGGCGCGCTTCGGCTTGGCCATGGACGCCTTGGTCACCCGGCCGTCTAGATGCTGCTCGAGGAAATGGCGATGTACTGTGAGAAGTTCACCGGTGATGCCGTGATTGACGGCCGCCAGCATGCACGGGCGCATTTCGCCGGTTTCGGGGCATTTCATCGGCTTGAAGCGAAGAGCGCCAGGCGCCCGGCCGAGGCGGCGCAGATCAATGGCGCGGCCGAGCAAATAGCGTTCGGCCGGCGTGCCAGGCAGGGGGGCCGCGCTCAAAAAGTGTCCCTTTGCCAGGCGCCGCAGCTGCGCGAGGTCAGAGCGTTGCCGATGGGCGTGATCCGCCGCCACACGCCTAGCTTTATCCTCCTGGCGCCGGCGCTCCTGCGCGCTCATCCCGCCGAGTTTGAGCCAGTTGACAGCCCAGGGGATCGCCGCCTTGATATCGCCCTCGCAGGCGCCGGCGGCCACGAGATCGAGCACATCGCCTTTGGCGGTGCCACCGAAATCACGCCACCAGCCTGCCTTGTGCCCAACCCTGCAGATGGACAATGAGCGCCCGGGCGCGCCATAGACGTCGCCCATGGTCCATTCCTTGCCCTCTGGCGTGGCATTCGGGAACAGCTCGGGCACGAGCGTGTCGATGCGCTCGCAGAGCTTGGCTTTGATCAGGTCGATCGAGACGGCAAAGCTCACGGCCGCGCTCCTGCCCGGAGACCTTCAAGCCGTGATCGCAGCGCATCGGGATGGTGTTTGCCGTAAGTCTTGCGGGCGCTGCGCTGAATATCCAGGCATATGCCGGCAATGAGCGAGTTCCGGAACGTCGCTGCATCGCCTCCGTTTGCCAAATGCTTGCGGAGTTGCCGCACGATGCCAGCGACGACATATGGATAGGGCGCGCGGCTGACAATCTGCCGGACCGATGGTGGCAGGGCATCGAAGCGTTGAAACTCGCGCTTCCGGCTGACACGCCACCCCGATTGCCAATTGCCCGCCATCAAACACGCCCCATGAGGTCGAGGGCGGGCCGAAAGATAAGATCCAACAGACGATCAGCCTCGGCGAGGCTACGGATATGGGCGACATCGCCATAGTCGCGCAGTCCCGAATAGATCTTGCACGCGGCGCGAATGTTCGACACCGCCGGCGATGTGTCATGCCAGGGATCGAGAAACGCAAGGAGGGGAAGATTGCCGGCAGGACCGAGGCGCGTCGCCTCGAAGCGCGCCTCTCCGCCGGCATAGGGCACTGAGAACTCGATTTTGAGGATTGTGTCGAGCTGCATAGCGCGTCTCCGCTGGCAAAATGGAGAGGCCGACGCAAATTACGCCGACCTCTCCAGGCGGGCTGCACGGAGTGGGAGGGCGCCACCATGCAGCGAAACGCAAAAACGCACGCGGCGCATACGACCGACGCAACACAACACAAGCGACGACGTGGCGATGGCTCAGATGCCCGCCGCCTTACCCGGCCCATGGAGCGAAACAAGATGGTCGCGGAGCGCCAGTTCCTCGCTAACAAGAGCCGCGGCAATTGCCCTGTTCGTGCTCCGCCGGAGGCAATGCAGGCCTTTGACGAAGCGATAGATGCTGTCGGAATGGACGTCCGCCGCGCTTGCCAGCCCCTTGATGGGCATGCGGATGCGCCTGATGCGGAGATCCATTTCCACCGATGTCATTTTGGTAACCATCGCGCCCTAGAATGCAATATGCGATTGCACATTGTCATGTGATTTGCAATTGCACGTCAAGCGGTTTCTATCCGGTATCCCAGATGGAAATATCGACACATGACGCGGTGATCGATAAGGAATGTGATATGAAAATGCAAAAGGCGACCGCTAAAACTGATGTGAAGGTGGCTTTGCGCGAAGCGCAGCGCAAATGGCTCGATGACGTATGCGCGGCCACAGGCCTTACCCTGACAGAAATCGCCAAGGAAGCTGGCGTAAACCCCTCGACGCTGACGCGGTTTCGTAATCAGCCCGACCACAAGGGCACGCTGACACCGCTCACGGTCAATTCGATCTCCCAAACGACCGGCGTGCCCATCGCAGTACCTGGCGGGGAGTTGCCGCTCAAGGCTATCCATCGGGCGCGCGAGGCCGAGCCCGTGCCGCTTGAGGCGGCAAGCCCGGAATGGCAGACCGTTTTGAAGCCCTACCAGGATGAAGCGCGGTTCGAGATCTGGGCCCTACGCGGGCGTGCCCTTGAATTCGAGGGCTATAGGCCGGGAGATGTCGTCATCGTCGATCGCGAGGCGCGCCCGGATGTTGGCGATGTCGTCTGCGCTCATGTCAGCGATTGGCAGCGCGGCGGGGAGACGGTGTTTCGGCTTTATCACCCGCCCTTCCTGCTTGGTGCGGGCTCCGATGACGCGGCGCGACGGCCCCGTTTTCTCGACGAGCAAAGCACACAGATCAAAGGTGTTGTGGTCATGAGCCTGCGCGGGCGCAGCGCGGTCAAAGTAGCTGCCTGACAGGGGGCGAGCCAGGATACGCCTGACCTTTGCGGACGTCCTTAGCGCATCGAGGACGGTCGCCAGGCGCCAATGATCACTGTGTTTTCCAGCATATTGCGCTCGTATTCAGCGTAATTTCGGTAGCTCTCAGGGCGCGCAAGGCAACCATCAAGCGGCGGCGGCCCGTCAGAAATCACACTTCAATCGGATTTTTGCGTTTGCTTTTACGCATATCTCTGTGATACCCGTGTTCTCCGTTGGAGGTTCCCTGTCGAACGCGTTGCCCATTACATCGCGCGACAGCGTGCACTCTCAACACGGCTGTCTATCGTATTGCGTGAAAGCCATTCACTTCGCGGGGGCTTAGCCCGCGGTCATTGATAGATAATATGCCGTATATCGGCAGGAATCCGGTTTCAATCATGACAATCGCTGACTCGAATAGAGGCGCGGTCACGCGCGTCATTGCGAACCTGCGCGCTGCTCAAAGAAGGAAAGCGCTGAAGACCGACATGATGGCCTTGCGCGATCACATTTCATCTGCGCTGTCCAAGGCTATCGCCGATCTCATTGCCACGGAAAGAGAGCGCGGCATCCAGGAACACGAGATTTCCGATGCAATTTGCCATGGCTTTGCGCATGCCATGGTTCACGCGGTGAAACTACAAGTGCGAGACGGCGCAATTGGCCCTGCGCTCTTCGCGCTCAACCACGCCGCAGCCCGACAGGCATATGCAATTGCCGCCGGCATCGATACGGACGTGCTTCCGATCGCCGCTTCCCGGCCGGCAGTTTAGGGGGCGGTGCAATGATGATCCCTTTCCCAAGCAATCGCTGGCAGGATCCTTCGCATCTCGAACGCGAACTGGAAGACGTTCTCAAACATATCGACGACGAACTGAGGCAAGTGAAGCTCACCTATAGCGCGCTGGCCTCGGCAACAACCTTCACGACCGCGCGTATCCACCACCTTTACAACGTCCAGGGTGTCATGAAGGAGCGTATCGCGCAGCTTCGCGCGCTGCGGAATGCCGGACAGAAGGCGGAGGGACAGAAGCCATGACAGCGCTGCATCCGCCTCTTGGTGCGTCGCTTTCCCTGTCAGAGCAGATTGCCCTACGGATGGTCGCTGTCGCGCCGCTGATATCGTTGGCGACCATCGATCGCGAATACCAAGGGCCAATTGGGTGCCTGTTGAAGCACGGGCTCCTCGAATATGTCACAACACGCCGCCGAGGTCTGGACGGCGATCTGATCGGCGTTAGCAGCAGCGGCGCGACAGTCGTGCGGGCGCTTACGGGCCTGCCGATATTGGTCGAGTTGGAGCCCGATCTGCGGCCACTTCAGACTGACGAGGCCGCGGCTATGGCTTGGATGCGTCACCTGTCGTGGCAGCACCTGAGTTCAGTGCCAGCGAGGCTGCACAATGCGCTGAGCCGGCTCGAAGCCCGAGGACACATCGAGAGCCGGCGCCTCACAGACAACATGGGTGCGACGGTGGAGTACCGCCGCATCCCACTCATGCGGGGGGTGTGATGGCAACAATTTCGCAGAGCGCACAGCGCCAGGCACTGGCTGCGCTCGCCTCAGGACGACTATCCTATCATGATGGCGCGTGGCGATGCGGTTCGCGCCGCTATGCCAATGAGACGATTGCCAGGATCGGCGAGCGTGGATGGATCGCTCAGTCTGATATCCCTGGTGCCGTCAGCATCACCGCGGCCGGCAGAGCCGCATTGATGCGTCCACCGATCAATCACAGCAACGAGCAGCACAAGCGCCACTATCACGCGCGCGCTGCCGGCAGACAGATGGAGGCTTCGCCGTGAAGGCACAGCCCGCACATTTAACCACCGTGCCCGGCGATCCTCGCCGGGATTTCTGGACCTATCCCGACCTCGCCCAAGTCTTCAGCGTGTCAATTGACCTGCTAAGACGCAAACTCATGCCGCAATGGGAAGCGGCTGATTTCCCGCGGCCGCTTCCCTGGTGCACGCGCGAAAAGCGATGGAACCCCGCCGCAGTCCTAGCCTGGAAAGACAGGCAAGAGCGACGCAACCGCTCTGTGCCGCCGGAGCTCGTGCCCCAACAGGGCGGTCAATCATGATCTCGAAAGCGGCGATAGGCCAGCTGGAAGCCGAAGGCTGGAAGGTTCGGCGGATCTTTGATGGTCCGCCTGCAAGCGGAAAAACCACCCGCGCGCGCATGCTGGTCAGTCGTTTGAAATCAGACGGCCATGAAGTCATCCATGAGCAAACGGATGACGGGGACATCGTTCTTGCGCGCCGCCCGAGAGCTTCCGCTAAATCAAATAATAAGACTCAGGTTAGCTGATCGCTACAACGCGTTCCTCCGAAAGAGGGGAAAGGCGTAGCCCATCGACGCCAAAGGCAACGCTTGCCACGCCATGTGGCGGCTAACGTGCGACACTTCGCATAGGACGGCTGAATGGGCGGCCGCCCCGTGCCAAGCTTCACCGGCACATACGATTGAACATCGTGAATATATCCGCCGGAAGCCGGCAGGATAGTCGATTAAGCGCGGAAGGGAGGGCACCTCATGCGCAACTCATCACCAAAATCCAGATCCAATATTAACGGCCAGAGCCACAAGGTTCCTAGACTGTTTCAGAACGAGCACGGTTACTGGCATTGGAAGCCGGACAAGCGACTGCGACCGCATTGGAAAGGCATTTCACTTGGTGACAATGTCGATCGCGCCAGAGCCGAGGCACGGCGTCTCAACCGCGAAGCCGACGCTTGGTTGAGTGATCGAGCTCGGACGATCGATAAATCGCCTCGTGTGCGGACGGGCCCTCTCACAGTCGGGCAACTTAGCGGCCTTTACCGTTCCTCGCCGGTTTGGAAGACACTTCGCGAGCGGACCCGACAAACGTACAGCTACGAATTGAAACGACTTGAAGACGAATTTGGACACGAACTGGCGGCATCGATCGACGAAGTGCGCGTTGACGAATGGTTGGAGGTGGCCCGCGTTCACGCACCGCAAACAGTTCGGCACCTGGCGAGCCGTGCCCGATCGCTGTTTGAATGGGCCTCCCGTAAAAAGTACATTCCTCGAGGTCACAACCCTTTCAAGGGGGCAGGGCTTGGCTCGGGTGGAAAGCGCAAGTTCCGGTTTCTATGGGGCGATGTGCTTCACATCCTCAACACCGCAATCGAAGAAAAACGCCCTTCCGTGGGCATCGCGCTCGTTGTCGGCTTCACATGCATCCAGCGGATTACCGATGTGATCACCCTCACGGATGACCATATTGCGCCTGCCACCGGAGCGGCGCCTGCCAGGCTCAAATTCACACAGTCGAAATCGGCTAAGATTGGAAAGGCGGGCAAGCTCGATGCCGGATTTCAGGTGAATATACTCCTGCCAGGTGTCATTTCGGAATTGCTGTCCAAGCATCGCGTTAAGTCAGCAGACCCGGAGTGCAGGAATTGGATCATTTCCGAAGAAACGAAGGCGCCGTATCACGAGAAGACCATTAGCCGCGTGTTCACACGTATTGTCGCCAAAGCCATTGAGCGTGACCCGGAGAAATGGGCACACCTCAAAGGCGGGCAACTCCGCGACGGACGACGATCGGGCTTCGTCCATGCCATCACGCAGGGTGCGACTGTCGAGTGGGTGTGCTCGATTTCAGGCCATACGATCGAACAGGGCTACGATATCGTGGAGCATTACCTGCCGAAGACAGCCGAGCAGGCTGACAAGGCCTCAGCCTTTATGCGTGTGAGCCTGGGGTGA